GAATGTTACAGAATGGCAAGTATGCTGTTGAAATACGGCGCGCCGGATGTGCCGGAAGTAGTAATTTATCAATCCCAATTTCATCAAGGAAAAGGGGTTTGGAAGATCATAGAAGGGGAATACTTTTGTTATGAATGACAATGAAATTTCAAATGTTTGCTTAATGGTATACGCTACATATCCCCATTATTTTGAAGGATATGACGAACGCGGGAAACGTGCCATACAAAAAGTTTGGAATGCCGTATTAGCAGATTATGATTATCAAACGGTATGCGCCGGATTAAAGGCGTATATGGCCAATGATACGAAGGGTGTACCCCCTGTACCCGGTCAGATAATAGATTATATCCGTAAAATGTCTGACAGTGAGATATCAGAGGGTACAGCGTGGGATATGACATACAGAGCAATGTGTAACGGCATATATCACGCAAAAGAGGAATTTAATAAACTGCCGCCTGTATTACAGACGATCATAGGCACAGCCGATGTGTTACGGCAATGGGCGCAGAATGAGAACGTAAATAGTACAGAACAGCGATTCAGGATTATGTATAGGCGGTATCAGGAAGATCAACGAATCCCGGAAAACATAAGGAAAATAATAGCGGGAATAACACTAAAGGGGGTGTGATAAATGCCGAAGGGAAAGCGACCGGGGGTGTATCAACCCCACAAGGTATATTACATGATAAACGCTGGCGAGAGGTTGCGCGAAGCCATGTTTGCGAAGGGAATGACCGTTACGGCGTTAGCGAAAAAATCAGGTGTTAGTTACGCTACGTTGTATCTGTTCATGTATAACGGCACAGATATTTCTTCCGCAAGATTGTCAAAAGCCTGTTTTGCTTTAGGTGTTTCGTCAGATTATATTTTGGGATTAACAGACATAAACGAGAGGAAGGCGGTTGTATGATCTGCCCGGATTGCGGCAAAAGAATGCGGTGTATTGATACCGTAAATAGCAGAAAAAAGCTATTTACAGCGCGGCGTTATAAATGCGGTGAATGCGATAGATTATTACATACGCTGGAAGCACCGTATGACAAGAATAAAGTAAATTATCTTATGTCAGAGAGGAATCGTAAATACTATGGTAGAGGTAGAAAAAGAGATAACGAAAGCTGAATATGATGAAATTCAGGCTACAAAGACATTTTCAAGTGAGTTTTTACACAAGAATATCGGTGATACCGTGATAATGGGTTACGGCCTGTATGGTACGAAGGTTTATGAGAAGGATGGAAAATACATTCTTTGGTATGAACGTGGCGATAGCTGCGATTAAAGGGGTGAGATCATGGGAGAGAGAACATTAGACGATTTAAGGCAAAAACAATCCTTGCCGTTATCGCTCAAAGTTAGTTTGACAAAGGCAAGAATCAGACAGTGGGTTAATGAATACGGTTCTGATGGGGTTTATGTAAGTTTTTCAGGCGGCAAAGACAGTACGGTATTATTGCATATAGTTAGGTCTATGTACCCAAACATTAAAGCGGTTTTCCTTTAGCTTTTAGCCGTTGTGGATGTAAACCAATATGGGCTTCGGAAATAGAAGAGTTTCCGATAGCGGTTACGAAGAAACATTTTTCAGAAAGCGAGGTATAAAAATGACAAGACCACACGGAATGACGGTTGCACAGTTTAACAACATAGTGACCGATATGAAAAAGATTTATTCTTTTGATGATAACGAAGCGCATATTACAAGTATGCTGGATATTAGAAGCGAAACAATCAGTTGTTTGGAGATTTCAACTGTTGATTCAGAAACAGGAATACACATTACCATGTTCAAGGACTTATCGAAAAGGGAGTTTGAAGGAGTAGACGCAAGAGGGAGGGATATTACATGACGCAGAAAGAAACAGTATTAAAGCACTTACAGGATCACGGACAGATAACCGACCTTGAAGCATATAACAGGTATGCTATACGGCGTTTAGGAGCGCGGATTTGGGATTTACGCGCTGACGGGCATAAGATACGGACGCAGAACACGAAGGAAAAGAACCGCTTCGGGCAGCAGACGATGTTTGCCACTTATATCTTGGAGAGGTGAGCAGATGCAGATAGTGATTGAGATAGACGAAGCACGATTCAAGGACATACAGAGAATAGCCGAAGTGCAGACGGAAAAACGGATGCTGACTTGTGAGCAGATAATTGCAAACGGCACACCACTTCCCGAACATTACGGGGATTTGATAGACCGCAACGAATTGCTGAAACAGTACGGGTTGGAAAACGCCGTAAAGTACGGTAACAAGGACGCAGAACAGCAGAAGCACAGCTATTCCACGATGATGATGTACGAGATAGCGGATATGATAGATGATGCCGAAACAGTAATTCCCGCAACGAAAGAAGGTGAGTGAATGAAAGCAAATACTTATATCGTTATTAAAAGAGAGGACGCACTTAAATATCTAACAGATAATCAGATAAAGTATCTTGATGCCGTATTAACCACTATTGCAGGTGGCAGGAAGAAAGATGGCAAAAAACCCAATAATTCGTATTATATCTGTAATACGGATGAGCCTTATGCTGATGAAGTGCTTGAAGTTATTATTAAGGCAGAAAGCGACACAGAAAAACGCAAAGAATGTCCTCATAAACCCTGTATCAATTATGAAGATGGTTGCGAAGAATGGGCGGGGTGTCCTTGTGTGCATTACAAGGCAGAAAGCGAGGGTAAGGAATGACCTATTTTGTATTGGGGTTTATCAGTGGAGGTTTGTTTGGAATTATATTTATGTGCGTATTTCAGTCAATTAGAAAGGAGGATAATGAATGACAAAAAAAGATATTGATACTATCATCGAAATATTGTGCCCAAATGATGAAGATTTTGAGAAACCTATTATATCGCCCCAATACTTGAAACAGGAATTAGAGCAGTTGGCATTAGAGCAAGAGCCTTGCAATAGGCTTAAATTAGACGGAATGTTGGAAGATGCCTATGAACATGGTTATCAACAGGCAAGGCATGATTATGAAGTACAGCCGTGCGAAGAGGCGGTGAGCAAAAGGGCGGTATTAGATGCCATAAAGAACAATTACAGAATGGCGGCGATAGATGTCATAGAAAAGTTACCGCCCGTCACTCCGGCAAGGATAAAGGGGAAGTGGATAAAACAAAAAATTGGTTATGGTTGCTCAAACTGTACATTGTGTACCAATGATTACGGCGTTGGAATATACAAATACTGCCCTAATTGCGGTGCAGATATGCGGGAGGGGATAAGCGAATGACAGAAGCAAAACTCGATGAAGTAATCAAAAGATACACGGATAATGCTGAATACGTGCGCCAACGTGGAGATTTAGAAGGTTGCATGGAGTTTAGAGAACTTGCAGAGTTCCTTGAAGATTGCAAAAAATCACTTGTTACTTGCGAAGATGCTATAAGCAGAGAAGCGGTATTAAACGGTTTGACAAGTATAGCCAGATCGAAAGCAAAAAGTGACGCACAGAAAAGTATGATGGGCAGAGCAATATTCTTTGTCGAGCAATTACCGCCCGTCACTCCAAAGCCGCTTGATAATGTGCTTAACGAGATAAGAACCGATATAGAGCCAAAATGTGACCGCATTAACAGTTTAGCAAGCGTATTGCCTTATACAGCGCACAGAGAGATACAAGAGTTGTTGTGCGAGATTATGAATTTGTGTAAGACAGAAAGCGAGGATAAGGAATGACACGCGCAGAAGCGATAGAAGCAATAACGATAGCACAGGCACAAGTTGAGTGGGATTACCCGCTTGACTTTGCCGCCGCTTTTGATACAGCAATATACAGTTTACAGGGTTGGGATTTAGCTATTGATTATTTACAGAAAGCAAGGATCAAATGTAACGGCGGGAGTAATTGGTGCGAGGGGTACAGAAAAGGCATTTATGATGCTTTGGCTATTATCAAGATGGTGCTGGAAAATGAGGTAGATGACGAATGACAGATTATTTTCTTGAATGTATTTATAATGTTTTAGTTAGCATAGCGGATTCTTTAGAAAAGATTGCCGGAAAGACCGAACAGAAAGCCGAGGGCAAAACAGAAGATAAGTTCAGTATTGATAATGAATCCCTGTACAATGTGAACATATGCAGAAAGACACGCAACGCACTCTTGCGTAACGGATTAAAGACCGTAGGCGATATACGGCATTTATCCATAAAGCAATTATTGAAAATTAGAAATGTAGGTAGTTCGGCTATCAATGATATTATTTCAATGCTTGCGGAGTATGGAATTGAATTGCCGGAGTATGCAAAAGGGGGTAGGAAATGAAAACTCTTGAAGAAATAAAGGATTGCGGAAGAATTGCAATAGACAGGCAGAACGAAGATGGATTTAATGGAATAATTCAGTTTCCCCATTGGCAAGGATCATTGATTGTATCATGGGGCGGTGGATGGGAACACGCAAGCGTAGCCCCGTTCAGAAGAAGCTACACACCTACATGGGATGATATGTGTTTTTTAAAAAATCTGATATGGAGCGAGGAAGAAACTGTAATACAGATTCATCCAAAGAAATCCGAGTATGTCAACAATCTGTCAAATTGCTTGCACTTGTGGCGTTGTACATACAAGGAAATGGTATTGCCACCGAGTTGTTTTGTAGGTTATAAACCGGGGCAGACAAACGCAGAGCTGATGGAAGAAGTGAAAACTGCTTATGCTTTAGCGGGAGAGGAGTTTTAATGAGCGAGATATTGGACAGCGGAGAACGCAGAACATTTAATACAGGGGCGGTAAGAGATATGCAAGAGGGTAAGGGCAGATTCGATTTACTTCCGATGTGTGTATTGCTTCGTTTGGCACAGCATTATGAGAAAGGGGCCTTGAAGTACGCAGAAAGGAATTGGGAGAAAGGTATTCCCGCTCACAGTTTTGCAGACAGCGCAATGCGCCACCTGGTTAAGTATCTTGATGGATGGGATGACGAAGATCATTTAATAGCGGCCATATGGAACTTGTGCGGATTAGCATGGACAGAAGAAAAGAAGCCGGAAATGATGGACATTCCGAGTAGAAACAAGACAGTGAATAGTTATTGCAAGAATTGCGAATACATAGATACAAGTGAATGCCTGTTATGTGATAGCGGTGACAGACACAGCAACATGAAATGACGCAGAAAGAAGGTAATTAACAATGCCTAAAGGACATTACGACCGAAGCAAAACCCCCGAAGGGAAGAATAGGGAAATACTTAAAAATGCCCTTGAAGCCTTGAATCATCCCCGTGTGGATGTGAAAGACCCAAAAGCAATTCAGGAGCGCATAACCGAATATCTGAAATTCTGTATGGATAATAATATCATCCCCGGCGTAGGGGCTTGCGCTAACTGGTTAGGTGTATCAATAGAAACTCTACTATCATGGTATTCGGGGAGAACTGGATCGCCCGAACATCAAATTGTTGCAGCGCGTTTCTATGGCCTGATGCAAGATGTATGGCAGCAGAATATGAATGACGGTAATATCAATAATATTACTGGAATGTTTATGGGTAAAGTGTTCTTTGGGTATCGGGATACACAAGAAATTGTTGTGAATCAAAGAGTGCAAAACGAATTATCTGTTGCGGATTTGATCGCAGAAAGTAAGATGCTACCGGGTGGCGATAACCTGATTATTGACGGAACGGCAAAAATGCTGGAAGATACGCCGACAGAACAGCCGCAGAAAGAGCTTGTTGAGGATAAAAAAAAACAAAACAGGATGAGTACCGGGAAGAATTAAAATATATTGATGATAAGCGATATAGAAAATCCGTAGAAAATGAGATAGTGCGGCTGGATAAAGCGGAGCAGAAAGCGGAGCAGCGAGAGAAAGAACGACCGATCAGAATAGCCAAAAAGAAAGAATATCTTAAACAATACTTTCAGGATAATAAAGAGCGGCAATATGAAAACAGAAAGCCGTATTACAATGAATATATGCGGGAATTTAACCGCAGAAAGAGGGCAGAAAAGAAGCAGAAAGAAGCAGAAATGGCCGCAGAAAGAGCGCAGAAAGAGCTTATGGGTGATCCGGCCGACCCTATACCCCCTACCCCTGACAACTAACTATTCCCATTTTGATAAACCCCCTATGTATTGCGGCGGCCTTTTCCGGGCTGCCGCTTTTCTTTTCAGGGTGCGCGGGTGATATATTGTCAATACGGCCATAAACGCACGAAAACAGGCTTTAAATCATTTCTATTGTGTTAGTAGTATATTTGTATACCCTCAATATTAAACGGGCTTTAAAGGGCGTTTTTGTGCGTTTTAGGGGTATAGGCCGACAAAATAAACAAGCCCACTATAAAACGCTTAAAACAGGTTTTAAAGGGGCTTTTTTGGGGTATGGATTTATACGGGCGCGCCCTGTTGACGGGCTTATTTTTGATTATTTCGCGCGTTGTGGGGTATAATAAAACCCCGGCTATATTTGGCCGGGGCTGATCATTTATTTTATATTTCGTAACCATGTCATAAAAGGGTGCTGTTTTTCCCAAAACTTAATTATTTTCATAATATCGGCGTTATCAATTAGCGGTATTTCGATTTTGTATTGTGATATATCTTTTATAACTATTGCTATACCGTGCGGCGGTAAACTTGCGGCCGCGTTACTGTTTATTATTTGCCGTGATTCTATAGCACTATTACAACGCAGCGCAACGCGACAATTACAATTTAACACTATTTCAGGCTTTAATATTTTTCGGTTTGGTGCTTGCGTGCATATGATAAAAAATATATTTGTTGCGCGTGATATACTGATAATATCGGCTATTTGTTTAATTATATCTTTTCCGGCGTTATTTGTCACTATATCGACAATTTCATCAACAAATATATAAATGGGTGATTCTGTACTTTTGACAAGTCCGTATTTTATCATAGTTTGTAAACGTTTATCAACTTCACAACGCACGCCGCGCAACATTGCCGCGATATCATTTATATTATCGGCGTAACCTATACAATGTGGCAAGTTTTTATATTTTCGCAATTCTACTTTTTTAGGATCAATGAATATAAATTGCGCTGTATTGCCTGTTTTACTTTCCCCCGGCGCGTTACATAACAAAGTATTATATATTATATTGTTTTCTAATACTGATTTTCCCGCGCCCGTTGTGCCAGCTATCAATGTATGATTATTTTTTATCAAGTCTACTAAATAAGGCCGCAAGCGCACGCCCGGAAAAGTTATATTGTCGGGGTATTTCCACTTTAAACGCATTTTTACACCTTCTTTCAATAAAGGGCTGTACAATTACAGCCCTATTATTATATATTTTGTGTTTTGTTGTCAATTATCAGCTAACAAATAGCCGCGCGTTTCATCATAAATAAACCGTAAATCACAACCGCCGGAAAAGCTATTTGTTATTAGTTCGGTTAAGTCTAAAGTATTATGTTTTATTTTGTTTGTTTGGATTATTTCCAAATTGCGTTTTTTAAGTTCCTGACATAACCAAAAACACGCCGTATTATAACTACATTCAGATAATAACATTTCATAACCTGTTATATTATCTTTGCAAGC